CTCCGTGTTAGGTGAAGTGGACCATCCAGATGATCTAAAAATCAATTTAGATCGTGTGTGCCACACAGTTGAAGGCATGTGGATGGACGGACATGCTGGTTGCGGTAAGTTGAAGATATTGCCAACTCCCATGGGAGAATTGATTAAAACGCTGATCACGTCAGGTGTAAAACTTGGCGTCAGCAGTCGTGGCAGCGGTAACGTAGACGACAGAACAGGACATGTAAGTGACTTTGAAATTGTCACTATAGATGTGGTTGCACAACCCAGCGCACCCAATGCTTACCCAACAGCAATTTATGAAGGCCTCATGAACATGAAGCACGGTCATAAACTGATGGAGATGGCTCGGGAATCTGGCGAGAGCGACAAAGTGCAGAGATACCTAAAGAATGAAGTTAAAAGACTCATTCGGGATCTCAAAATCTAAGGAGAACCAGGCATGTTTGATGCAATTAAACCCCTGCTTGATAGTGGCCTAATTAACGAAGACGTTAGTCAAGAACTCAACGAAGCTTGGGAAGGAAAACTAAACGAAGCCCGTGAACAGGTACGTGCGGAACTCAGAGAAGAGTTTGCACAACGCTACGAGCATGACAAGACAGTAATGGTAGAAGCTCTAGATAAAATGATAACAGAAGGTCTCAGTACAGAAATTGCGCAAGTGGCTGCCGAAAAGCAAGCACTGGCGGAAGATCGTGTGCGTTTCCAAACCAAGATGAAAGAAAGTGCTACTAAGTTCAACGGCTTTTTAGTAACCAAATTGGCAGAAGAAATCGGCGAATTGCGCCGTGACCGTAAAATGCATACCGAAGGTGTTGCCAAGTTGGAAAACTTTGTGGTACAAGCATTGGCCCGTGAAATCACTGAATTTGCAAAAGACAAACGCGATGTTGTAGAAACAAAAGTGCGTCTGGTTCGTGAAGCACGTGGCAAACTTGAACAATTGAAAGCACGTTTCATCAAAGAAAGTGCAAGTAAAATGAGTCAAGCTGTTAGCAGTCATCTAAAGTCTGAGTTAAATCAGCTACAAGAAGATATCAAGATTGCTCGCGAGAACAATTTTGGTCGCAGAATCTTTGAAGCTTATGCAACAGAATTTGGTGCTACCCATCTCAATGAGAAGGCAGAAGTACGCAAACTCTATGACTTGCTGAGCCACAAAGACCGTAAGTTGGCGGAAGCCATTAAACTTTCTCAAAATGCAAAAGTTTTGATTGAGTCAAAAGAGCGTGAGTTATACATGATTCGTGAATCCAATGAGCGTGAAAGCACAATGGATGAATTGCTACGTCCCTTAAACCGGGAAAAGCAAGAAGTCATGCGTAATTTACTTGAAAGCGTTCAAACTAACCGTTTGAAAAATGCTTTCGAAAAGTATCTACCAGCAGTGTTGGAAGACAGATCTGTAAAAGCCCGCAAAGTAATTTCAGAACAAGTCACAGCAGTAACGGGCGATAAAACTGTACCGAGTCAGCAGGAATACAACGATGCGAAAAGCAACGTGATTGACCTCAAGCGACTGGCAGGTCTATAATTAACAGGAGACTAAAAATGTCACAAGAACTATTAGAAAGTCGCTGGGGCGAGACCAAAGAAGCATTGCTTGAAGGTCTTGGCGGTTCCAAGCGCAACAGCATGGGTGTAATCTTAGAAAACACTCGTCGCTATTTGAAAGAGAATGCAAGCGCAGGTTCAACTGCTGCTGGTAACATTGCAACACTTAACCGTGTTATTCTGCCAGTGATCCGTCGTGTTATGCCCACCGTTATTGCTAACGAGTTGGTTGGCGTTCAGCCCATGACAGGTCCTGTTGGTCAAATTCACACCCTGCGTGTGCGTTATGCCAACAGCTTGACAGACAACAGTGCAGCCGCTACTTCTGTCGCAGCTGGTGAAGAAGCATTGAGCCCATTCAAAATTGCTCAGGCATATTCTACAGTACCTGCTGGCACAGCCACAGCTACTAGCTACACTGGTGGCAACACAGCTACCATGGAAGGTACTGGCGGTAAGCAAATTTCCGTTCAGATCCTGAAACAAGCCGTTGAAGCTCGCACACGTAAGTTGCAAGCTCGCTGGACATTTGAATCTGCACAAGACGCACAAGCCATGCATGGTATTGACGTTGAAGCAGAAATCATGGCAGCATTGGCTCAAGAGATTACAGCTGAAATTGACCAAGAGATTCTCTTGAGCTTGCGTTCACTGGCAGCTACTGAGTTCACATACAACCAAGCTACCGTTTCTGGTACAGCAACATTCGTTGGTGACGAACACGCCGCATTGGCCGTGTTGGTCAACCGTGTTGCTAACTTGATTGCTCAACGCACTCGTCGTGGCGCTGGTAACTACGCTGTGGTTAGTTCAGCTGCACTGACAGTGTTGCAATCTGCAACAACTTCTGCTTTTGCTCGCACTACAGAAGGTACATTTGAAGCACCTACCAACACCAAGTTTGTTGGTACCCTGAACGGCTCTATGCGTGTGTTCGTCGACAGCTATGCTGCTGACACACAAGCTGTGTTGGTTGGTTACAAAGGTTCTTCAGAAGCTGACGCACCAGCATTCTACTGCCCATACATTCCTTTGATGAGCAGCGGTGTTGTGCTTGATCCTTCAACATTCGAACCAGTCGTGTCATTCATGACACGTTATGGTTACATCGAATTGACCAACACAGCCAGCAGCTTCGGCAACGCTGGTGACTACGTTGGTGAGATCGCAGTTTCCAACTTGTCATTCTCCTAATCAGAGAACCAACCCAGGGATGGGAAGGACGAAAAAGGGCCGCAAGGCCCTTTTTTGTTGTCTACCACTGTTGAACAGTACCGCTAAATAACTGAGTCGGAGCAGATCATGGATCCAAGATTTTTTAGAAAATACATTGACATTATAAACGAAGCCCAGCCCCCAGTAGTGCCGGGTACTACCACCGACGACGTGTCAGACCAACCTGACACTGGTACACAAGATCCCGCAACTGATAACAATACAGCACCAGGACCAACGCCACCAACACGACAACCAGAACAACAACCAGGACCAACACAGCAACCAACCCCACCAACGCCACCAACACGACAACCAGAACAACAACCAGGACCAACACAACAACCAGCACAGCCGGCAGTTGGTATAGGTGGCACTACTAAACCTACTACAACAACAGCACAACCAACACAACAACCAGCACAGCCCGGGCCGATGGCACAACCAATACAGCCAACATTGATGCTAACTCCACCGCAGCGCGGACCGATAGCACAACCAGCACAACCAGCACAGCCTTTGCAGCCTCCAAGCAAGCCCATGATACCATCGACTACCCCGCCACCAGCTCCGCCTGCGGCGCAACTACCTAAACCGTCAACAGGGTCAGCCACAACAGCCAGTACCACTCCCACTATAGCAGCACCTGCTGAGCCACAACCTTCCACAGGATCAGCTACCACAACAGAAACAGTGGATGATGTAGAACGTATTAGAAATTTTATAAAGAAAAAATATTGAGTCGGGGGTAATTATTCAATATCTCAACCCACAGCAACACTATACCAGTCGAACGTATCTTACTCAATGGTTCTCCCCGCACACGTTAGTGGTCACAGACAACGATTTACAAAATCAATCTCAATCTCAAAAATTGTTGGATCAACACAGCAACACTGATAGAATACTAGACATCACACACAATCCTTTTCCAGACAACCAAGTTGTTCTAAATATACGTCCCTGCCTTACCAACAACTTTGAGCGTTATTATGATCCACGTCCTAGCCATGTGTTCTTTCCTATCTGGCTATGGATGTATTCGTTGCGCAACCCGCAATGGTGGGATGTTTTGTGTTTTGATGCAGGCACAAAAAAAAGCAAAGAAGTCATGTGCCTCAACAACAGGCGGCGCAGTCATAGAACACAGTTGTGGGCAGAGTTGAATCGTCTGGGCATTATCGGCCGTATTGCTTACAGTTTTGTAGGGCCCGAAGATCATGCTTTGTCTTACGCTTATCAATACCCCATGCTGTTGCGTGGAGAATTAGAAGATTCACAACGCAACGATGTTGGTGTGGGACATGAAGTATACGATCAGTGTGCAGTAAACATTGTGACCGAAACTTCTACAGACCTGTCATATGTGAGTGAAAAAATTTGCAAGGCTTTTGTGGCTCGACAGATACCTGTTGTTGTTGGCTGTGTTGGAGTGAACAAATTCTTACAAGACATTGGCCTGGACATGTTTGAAGATGTGGTTCCCTGGAGCAACTGGGATAATGAGTCAGATCAATTGATCAGAGTCAACAAGATAGCACAGTTTATGGATGACTGGATTCGCGGCAGAACTATTTTAAATGACTACAACAAGCTATTGCCCAGAATTGAAAAAAACAAACAATACTTTCACAGCGAAGCATTTAGAAACAAGATCATGGCGCAAATGCAAATGTTTACACCTTGAACCAACTCAAGTATTGTTCTATCTTCTTGGTAACTGATGCCCAGTCACCCATTGAAGGTTGACGGAATATGCGCATGGTACTGTACCATGGGCTGGAGTCACGGTCCAGCATCCAACGCCAGTCTGTGGCAAACCACTGCAACATCAACCACGTGGGTCGACCCAGCGCAGCTGACAAATGTGCAATGGCTGTGTCCACACTGATCACAACATCTGTGCATGCTATCAAAGCAGCAGTGTCTGCAAAACTCTGAATAGAACCAGGATACAAATTTACTCCGGCATCAGCTAATGCTTGAGATTCTTCATCAGTGGCATCTATTTGTAGACTGATCCATTCGTATTGTGGGTTGCGGCGCACAATGTCCAGCATGTCTTCAAACGGCATGCCTTTGTGTTTGTTGAGCCAAGCATCTCTGCGCCCTGACCATGAAAATCCCACCCGCATGCGTGTTTTTGGTCCAAGCAGTTTCAGCCAGTTTTGATAGAGATTCAATGGAGGATTGAGATACTGCACCTGTGGCGGAAGATTGTGCAAGTGAATACCTAGCACACCTGGCAAACTCATGATGGACACCCAGTAGTCAAACGTTTCAGGAATTTCTTCAGTGTATCCACCCACCCATGAAAGTATAGGGCTGGCACTGAGCATGGGAATCAACCCGTCCGTGACCTGTAACAGTATGCGAGCACCCAACACATGCAGATTGTACAAAAATCTACAGAACTGTATGTTGTCCCCGTGACCTTGTTCGCCTACTACTAGTATGGTTTTGTCTTTGAGGTCTTCACCAGTCCAGCGCGGCTGACTGTGTTGCGGTTGTGTACCAGCCAAGTGTTCGTACTGCCAACGTGATTCATAGGCCGGCCATCCTTGTGCATAGTCTCCCTGGATCAAATGACACACAGCCAAATTGAATCTAGCAGTGACATTGTTGGGTTCAAGTATTATAGCGTGTTGCAAAAAAGGTATGGCTCTGGCAGGTTGTCCACATTCACGCATGACATTGCCATAATTGTTGAAGGCTGCGGCCGAGTCAGGATCTGCCACAAAAGCCTGTGCATAACAGGCCAAGGCCTGTTGAGGTTGACAGTCTGAGCGAAATTGATTGCCTTGTTCTATAAGTTGATTTGGGTGCATGTAGTATTTAAAATAGCAACAGCGCACCAATTTATTTTTGATATCCATAAATACTTGTCAACGCAATTCTGCGTTTTATGCGGTTTAACCCACCGCGTAGCGACTAGAACTCGCATCGGACTTCTATAAGGAGAAACAAAATGGGACGTCCTCTTAAAATACAAAAATCAAGCACTGGATCTGGCAATGGCGGCGCAGCCGTTGGTGTGGATCTTGGCTTCCCCAACTTTGGTTCATTGACTGCACCGGTGTTTAATTCGCCAACGCAGACTCTTGACTCAGCTCAATATCTAGGTGTAGTTGGTGGCGCAGGCCCAACTGATGCACCCAGTGCAACCAACCCCAGAGTTGATGTTATTGTTAACATTACTGGTAGTGCTGGGGATGCTCAAGGATACATTATTCGTCAGAAAGGTTCACGCAAGTATCTGGTTGGTGATGTTACCAGCATTGCTGACGAAGACATGGTAGTTGGGCTTGCTTACATAATTGTCGCAGTTGGCACAACTGACTGGGTGGCCTGTGGCGCCCCTACCAACTACGGCGTAGGTACAATTTTCACTGCTACAGCAGTTGGCGCAGGTACTGGTACAGCCAATTTAGTTGGTGTGTGTGTGATAGGAAACGGTCAAACACCAACAGCTGGTTTGATGGCTATTACCTATACCAACACTGATTCTACTGCCGTTTCAATCAGCAAGTTGACTAACAAATTCTTGTTAGACTTCACTGGCGGTTCAGGATTTACTCAAGCCGAAGTGACCAATGATGTTCGATTAGTTGCCAACTTCTTCACAGACGAAGGTACAGTTATCAAATCTGGCACAACTGCTGCGCAAAACGTTACTGGACAACAGAATCTGTTGAACCTGGCCATTGTGGACAACGTTCAATCCTAATTTGTAACACTACCAAGTCCTCCCAGATACATAATGGGAGGACTTTTTTATGAGTATTGGATTTGTATTAGGCAACGGCATCAGCAGACTTGAAGTAGATGTCAAAACACTACAAGCAACTGGACCTGTGTATGGTTGTAACGCTCTTTATCGTG